TGGCCCTAGCTAGCGCTAGCCACGGCGCGGGCGGCGGCTCGCGGATCGCTGATTTTTGGCGGATTTCTGCGGTTTTTGACCCGATACGCGGGGGACCCGAACCGCGGGCAACGGACCGCAAAACACGGGCTTTCGTTCCGGCGTCCAGATCCGGCGTCCAGATCCGGCGTCCAGCTGGCCGGCATCCAGCTGGCCGGCATCCAGCTGGCCGGTAAACTTTCCAGATTTTCACCGGCAACTGGACCACGGGCAACGAGCCGGTATGTTTAGGGCTGGGATCGCGAGGCGGGGACCGGCAAGTTTAACTGTGATTTACGGCGATTTAAACGGCCAGCAACGGGCATAAAAAAACCCGCCGGTGGTAACCTACCGGCGGGGGCTTTGTGGGCTTGTGTGGGGCTTTATAAAATCTTTAAAGCTTGATCAAATAAAGCCCGCTTGAATTTTTTTGACCGGCGACGGGTCCGGCATAAATATTCCAGCATTCCGATAGCGTCGGACAATGGCAAACGGTCCAATTTTTTTTCAATCGCTCCCATTTTGCGGCGGTGTAAATCGGTGAAATATTCCTGTCTGTCAGACTGGCTCCAATGGACACATTGTATCCATTGGCCGGAATGCGAGTTATAAACCCTGTCCATTATTCGATATCCAATGTCAGGGTGGAACCGGCCAGAACTTCTTTGATTATGCTTTTGACATCGTCGCGCCCGATATCGTCGTCATCGTCGGGCAACCTATCGCTAATCATATCGTCGATTTCTGTTTGATAATCATAAATGCTGAATTCGTCCATCACGTCGTCTTTTACATTATTAACATAGCTTTCGACGATGGCCTCAACCTTGTCACCAATTACGCCCATGATCACGTCACCAACTTGATCCAACTGGTCACGTTGCATCCGGCTAGCGGTGCGGGCGGCTTCCAATTCTTTTTCAAGCTCGACGATGCGGGCATCGCGTGGGTCTAAAGTTTCAGCTGGAATGAAGTTTTGATTTTCCATTTTTAAGTTTCCCGTAGTTAAAAGCCCCCCGATGGGGCCGTCCCCGATAATATGGGGGAAATCCCATATAATGTAAACCCCATAAAAAAAGCCCGCCGGATCCGGCGGGCTAGTGTGAGATGTTGAGGGGCCGGTTATGCGGCTACGGCGGCCACCCGTTGCCAGTCGGCGGGCTTCATTGCCAGCAACTGGCCCCCGCGTTGTTGCCATACGTCCACGTCGTCCGTATCGGCTTTGTGTGATACAGCGGTGACAGCGTTTATCAGCGTTGCACGGGAAAGGGGCTTGCCGTTTTCATAACCGGCTTGGCCAATAGTATCGAGCAACCCGTCCAGAACGTTTGATTTTTCTTTTTTGGTTAATTGCATAACCTTTCCCAGACTTTCGACAACGGCGGTTTTCTCGACGGCCACCCCGTCGATCACGTCGGCGGCGGCGTTTTTCATTTGCTCAATAACCTGATCAAATGCGTCACGGCTGGAATAGGCCCCGACTAGGTCCCGAATTTTAAACTCTAAAGCTTTATTATCGGCATCCTTCGCCTGATCAGATAGCAAGCCCCAATCCTCCGTATCACGGGCGGACGTGATATGACTTGACCGCGTTTTGTTTTGGGTCTGCATTCCATTTAGACAAGCCAGTGTCCACGCGATTTGGTAAACAGAAACAGACCCCGCGCCAACTTCCGAATTTTGCAAGCCGATCCCATTAGCCATCAAGTCGTTTAACGCCGCGCCCGTGCCGGTTTGGACCAAAGATTTAAGCCGCAAGTAAAGCCGTTTTTCCGTCACGTCCGCATTGACGACTTGAAACGCGGCGGGGTTGTCCATTAATTGCGGCAATGCGGCTTCCAACAAATTGACGTTGTCGAAAGTTTTAAACTTATCGGATACGAAAGCCCGCACGGTCCCATTGGGGTTTTTCGCGTCGTTCCAATCCGCACGGGGCGGCACGTTTAAACCGACGCCGCCGAAAGTTGCCGGTTGTTCTGTTACATTGTGGTGCGTCCGTATCATACGAACGGCGGGTTCATTTTGCCAAATAGCATTAACAAGCCCGTCGAATTCGGCGGGATAACGTGATTGCAACCGGCGGGCCGTGCGAGTGTCAATGTCGGCATGGCTAGCAATTTGCCCGAACGCAACGTCGTTAATGTCGAAAAATTGCGTCGGTTCCCCGCCGCGTTGTTCAACAATAATTTGCGGCTTGCCGTCGTCGGTTGTCGATTTTTGCAAGTCATTAGTCGGTGCTAAATAATCGGCGGCGCGGCTGGCCTGATCCTGAACTTTTTGAAGTAAAGCCGAAAGCGAATTTTTGTTATTCTCAATGTTATGTGTCATGGTTCTATTTTTCCCGTAAAAGTTAAAAACCGGCGGGCATCATTGCACCGCCGGTGTTGTTGTCTCATAAATTCGCATATAATGCAAGCTTGAATTTTTGGAAGTTTTACCGAAAGACAATTAGCGCGTCGTGGTCCGGTAATTTTTCCGCTATTTTTTCGGCGGTTTCCGCCCCTATGTCACCGGCGACGTGATGCCGGATAATAGCCCGCGGTGATAGTGTCCGGACAAAAGCCCGCAACCGGTCCCCGTCGGATTGTTTCTGATCTTGTCCGGCGGTTGCCCGCCAGTGGATGGCAACATTACCACCCGCGGCATAACACCCGCCCCGTTCGTCGTTCTCGATTTTCTTTTTCTTTACCCCGTGGCCGGTAAAGCCGACGATATAATCACGATTTGAGCGGGCGCATAGCGGCTTGCCATTGCCGCAATTTACGCAACCGACGTGATCTAAATATTCGGCGGGACAACGAACAACCCGCACCCCGTCGGCGATTGCGTTTTTGCCATTTTTCCAAAATGATTTTTTAACAACGGTAACAACCGGCGAGATTTTATCTTTCATAATTTGCACGGCTTCCGCCAGTGTATCGGCGGAGTAATTGATGGTGGTTTTATTGGGGGCCAGTTTGTGCGCCCAGTATAACGGATGAAAATGTGAGTAAGTAAAACTTTCACCGCGGCGCGGCTTGGCATCAAGCACGGCGTCCAAATATTCAAAATCTATTTCACTGGCTCCGCAACCGCGCCCGCTATCGTTTAATTTACAGTCGGCGGGACAAGTACCGAAATTGTCCCCGTCACCGGCACGATATGTCACGGCCAAGCCCGCCGTTTTATTGGCGGTTGAATTTTTGACAGTTTTAAGCATTGCAATGACTCCCGTGTTAAATGCGATTTATCCCATATATAGAATAAAAAAAGCCCCGTCAAGATAACGGGGCCATTTTCTAAAATTTTATCTGCGCCTACGTTTTACATAACGGGTGCGCTTTTGTGTGTGCTTTTCCCAATCCGGACCATATAACAAACGGCCAATCCAACTGAATATAAACATTACTCTACCAACCCCCAATCCGCCGCTGTTGTCGCATGAATTTCCGGCTCTATTGTTTGAACGTGACCAGACCTTTCAAAAATTTCCCAATTTTCCATATTGCCTAAAGTTCGTTTAAACTGCTCGACAATTTCATCAGCACTAATTTTGTCAGGGTCCGATTGAAAAGAAGGAACAGTAAACATAAAATCAAAATCGTGAACGTAAACCGGTTTAGACATTTAAAACTCCCGTGTTAATTAACGACACCCATACATATAGGATTATTTGGGACATATCAAGTCAAAAAGCAAGTCCCAATCAAACGGGTGTTCCTGATAATGTATTGCCTCGACAGATTGCAACCCGTCCATTTTCAGATCGACGGCTGCGCTGGCCGGATACAAGAACAACTCCGGCGGAATTTCCGGCTTAGATTGTTTCTTAATTAATATCCAACTGGGGGAGTGCTGATGCCTAGACAACCAAGCAACTTGCGAAGGCTGTAAGGTGACGGCGTTGCCGGTCAAAAACTTTAATTCTACAAAGTGAAACGTCCCTTGCTCATCACAAAGCAAAACGTCTGGAATTCCTGCACCAACAGAATTTTCAATCCTCGTCAGTAATATCTTCCTATCCAGACGTTGCGTCGCTTCCCGTATCTGCTTGTAAAAGCCGCTCTCTCGCTTTACCGCGATTTTGGGTGTTGTCGTTTTCTTCCGGCGTGATGTTGATCGTGACAGGGGCATAGCTTTGTTTAATATCCTCTAAAGCTTTCAAAACTTCATCCTTACTCATGCTGTCAATCGACCCGTGACGGATTTCTGATTTGTTGACATAGATGTCGCCTTGGGCTTGCCCCCTCCTGTATTCAGCTTGCACGGCAGCGGAGTAAGCCCCGTTGGTCAAAGCCTCATCCCGTATTAGTTGAAGGTCTCGCAGATGTCGTTGGTAAGTCACGCCATACTTTGCGTCCAACTCATCCCTATAAGCACGGATAGCCGCCACAACGTGCGGTGATGTGTTAGGGTTGGTTAACTCATAGGCTCGCGTATGTGCGGAGGTGGCAGAGTAACCGGCATTGATTGCGGCCTCTCTCAAAGTTATCTGACCATCCTTGCTAACGATCTCTTTTACAAAAAGTTCCTGCTTGCGTGTCAGCGGGCTGTTGACAGTGGATTTTTTCCTGCCCCGCGTTTCAACAACTTTACCCATAAACTTCTCCAGTTAATTAGATAACGATTTCTTTTATATAGAGCCAAAATATATTTTTCAAAAAAAATATCGCAGGACCCCCATTAGGAGATTTCCTTGTTTTACTGTTACATTTTCTGTTTTAAATATGTAACACAATATGTAACAATAACGATGTTCTTTTTTCTTTGTTAAATAAACACTTAAACACGGTGTTACATATGTTACACCTGTTACGCCTATATTTTTCAAAAAAATATTTTTTTAATTTCTGGCCTATATACTGTATACCGTAACAAAAGAAGGCCCCGCCGGAGCGGAGCCTTGTTGATTAGTGGTGTTGTTCTGCGAACTCTAGCATATCTGTTAGTCTAGTAAGCACTTCTTCTAAACCGTAACAGTAATGCTCGTCACACAGATGGTGTTGCATCTCAAACGCCTTATCCTCAAGCTCGTTGCTCATGGAGACGTAATAGACATTAGTCTTATCGACACGCCACTCTACTTCATAGCTGAAGCCATACTGTGGGTTGTCCCGCAGTATCTTACGCACCCTGTAAGAGTAACCCGTGGACCGCGGTTTCCGGTCTGTGACATATTTTTGCCACTCGTCCTTGGCCGCTTCTGGCATACGGCTCACCTCCCAAACGTCTTTAACTCTGCACCGCCGTTTGACTCGTGAGTCGCGGATGGAGACGATTTCTCCAATCCGCCCGCAAGCATATTTGCGTCCGGAGATCAGTTGCCAGTGTTTACCGGCATTGACCAGAAAGACGCGGCCCGCGGATCGAAGGTGTTTATCGGCTTTTAACCAGCCCGCTAAAGTTGGTTGAAAACCTGAAAAGTTTATCCATTTGAGATGATATCCCAGAGCAGATAACGCACCGTCGATCTCGTAATCGTAGGTCCCCCGAATGGCTTTGCCATTACGGTAGCGGTTACGGATGAACGTCGCGACCTCACTGGTGTTCTTGCCAGTGATGAAGCTAACCACGGCGGGGCCGCAATAACGGTTGTCCCGTGGGCCGCGGTTTATGGGGTGTAGTTTAACAGGCATGGTTAGCCCTCCCGTGTTGGTTGAAGTTCCCGTTCTTCTATTTACTATGTCAAACAGCGTCGGCGGCTCGACTTGCCGCTCTTCTTATCTTTTTATTTTAAATCAATGGGTTATAAGTTGTATCCCATATGCGACTTATCTTATAAAGTATGCGACAATACGCGTCAATAATTTGACACTTAGATGCGACACTATGTCGCATGGTCTTATACAATCCTATATGCTAGGCTCTTAACACGATCAGAAATGGTTGTACGGATGGGACGGGGAACCCGAACCAGCGCGAAACCCTCAAGGCTCTGCACCGCATCCAAAAGGGTCAATCCTACGGTCATAGTAACCGTCTCATCTATGGCTCTTTTCCTTGTTTACGCAAAACTTAAAAAAGCCCCCGCTCAACGGCGGGGGCTCCAAATTCGTAGCCAGCATCTCGTGCAAAGAAGGATAGCTCCCTCCCTTGCGGTGGCTTTATTATCACACCGTCGGCATTTTGAAAGACCTAATATCATTCAACCCTCAACCGTGCTTTGAGCAGATAGGACTGCGCTTCTTGCATTGAGCTTATCGCTTGACCCAGCATTTCGATCTCTGCGACAGAGCGAACATACTCAGCTTGAAGCTCTTCACCTTTAAATTCAAGGTCCAGGGCCGCGGACATTGCGTCGTTAAGCTTGACCTGAACCGCCTGATACCTATCGACCCTTTTCATTTTTGGCATCGTCCCAATCCCTTTCAATGATACGATCATATTTGACGGTTAATTCTTTGTCAGCGTATTGACATCTTATATATTCAGCCAACCGCAAAGAGGCCAGATATGCCCTGTCTCCTGAATTACCTTCATTCATGTTTGGCAAAGAGCCGGTCCCGCCATAGTCCAACATGAAATCCAAAACGATTTTCAAATCATCCTTCATTGTTGATCTCCCTTACCACCATTGATAGTCGTAACTATAGTTGTAATCCGCATCAAGTTGATGCCACGCCTCTTCATAAGCATGATCCCAGTTTGTGTGATAACCGGTAGCTATATCATCATCGGCAATACATTTTGCCCAGTGATCTAAACTAGGCTCGTGATCCAGTGGTAATTCTTCCATACCATTCTCCCGTGTTATATAAGATTTATCCCATACATATACTAAATAAAAAAACAAGTCAATAACGAAAGTGGGCCAGCCCCTTAGGACCGGCCCTTCCATCCCATTAAAATAGTGGGTTGGAAACTAGTTGTCTTCATCTGCCTCAGACATAACATAGGCGGCGGAGCTCATGCAAGAGCCTATGAAGCCTAGCACGGTAGCCGTGTTAGGAGCCCCAAGGGCCATACGGAAGATAAGAGCTTGCATGGCTCCCCCCATGACTGCCCCGCTGTTACAACCGGCCTTTTCAAACCGGTCTAACAGCCGTTCCATTTCCTCAACGCCGGATTGAAAATCTTCTGCCTCATTACTTAACTCAGGCATCTTCACCCTCGTATGACGGCATCTTGTAGCCATGAGCGTTAACCATGTTGAAAGCTTCAGCAAGATCTTCTTTTGCTTGCAACATACGGCGCGGTAAGGTGCCGTCGAGTATTTCATAACCCTCGCTATAATCCATGTGGAAATCATGCAAGACCCTAGCAGCGTGAAGCACGGATGACAGTTGTTTCTCAGTCAACAGCGTCTTCATAAATTTTACCCGTTTAACTCTCGCCTCTTCTTTCTCATCACGAGCTATCTCCCAAGGCTCACGGGTGTCTTTTGCGGCCATTTTCATCGTCACAGAAGCCTGCTTGATTTTGGCTTTTTTCTTATCGGCCCACATTTTCTTGATAGCTTTGGACTGCCGCTTACGAGCTTCGTCGCTCCACTTCTTTCTAGCCATTTCTACCTCCCGATAGTTACTTGTTTAAGATAATTCCCATATATACCAGACAACATAAGATGTCAACCTGTTGCGGCTTCGTCCTTGTCGTCGCGTAAAATGCGAACGATATCTTCGATTGGCGTCATATCCAGACCTATATGTTCGGCGGACCCGCGGAAACGGTTGAGCCACGCGGCTAACGCCACTCCGGCTTGACGCCGCAATTCTTCTTGAGACGCTTCGTCGTTGGGGTCAAACGGTTCGTAGCCCCCGCCCTCTTTTCTATTAGATACAGGCGAAATGTACGCTGGGTACTCTGCCACTTTGATAGACACGACGGAGCTCTGTTGCACTTCTTCTTGCTTGACCACTATCCGTAGTCCGCTAGCCAATCGCCGTGCTAAATCTATGCGCCACTGCCTAGCCGCTGTTGCGTCGTCGGTGCCATAAAATGCGTCATACATTTCATGCTCCGGCTTGTTAGCGAGCCAATCAACAAACTCCTCTGGCACATATATGTTTTTACCAGTATCTGAGAGATACTGAGTGATAATTCTGTGCCTAGTTTTCCTTGCAAAATTACTCATTTATTTCTCCTTTTAAAATTAACCGCCGTGCCAAGCCAAACCATGTCTAAAGTAACCTTTCCACGCCATGACCGCCCAACCTTGCCAGATCAAACCGTCCTTATCGCAACTTTCCACACCTCAACCGCCGCGCCCTGCCTTGACCGACCCAGCCCCGCCCTGCCTGACCGAACCAAACTCGACCGTGCCACGACCGCCGTAACCCGACCCGCCTAATCTCAACCAACCGCGTCTCAACTCACCTAAACCGCCTTACCCGACCTTAACCAGTCGAACCTTACGCGACCCAACCGAAACGCACCATAACCGTCACTCCATGACTGCCCGTGGCGCACCTGAACAAACCCAACCAAAACCGCCATTCCATGACTGACCTCACCGTGACAAACCCCACCTAAACCGCCGTAACAGACGCTGCCCAATCGGAACGGACCGCAACAGACCACGACCGCCATGACTAGCCGCGCCCTAACTCACCGGATCTGACCGTTCCAAACCTAAACGCACCTAAACCGCCGTGCCACGCCAAGCCTTGCCTGATCCTACCGCAACAAAACACAACAGACCGCACCGGAACCGCCACAACAAGTCTCAACTTACCGGAACCAACAAAAACTCACCTGACCAGAACCGCCACAACGCGTCGCACATGACCTGTCCTGCCCTCATCTCTCCCAACCATAACCGCCTGATCAAACTGCGCCCAAACAGAACTCGACATTCCTGAACTCAACCGCCGTGCCACGCCATTCCATACCATAACCCAACATACGTCTCCAAAACGCACCTGCACCTGAACCGCCGTAACCAACCCCGCCGTAACCAACCCGACCTCACCCCGCCCCAACTATCCAGATCGGACCGTGACCGCCTCAACATTCCAGACCTATCCATATTTAACCGCAACCCGCGGCGGGGGGAGAGACCCCCGCCTATCTTAATTAAGCGGCCCTCCGCAACCGCTCTTCTTGTAAGAACTGCATCAGTTCTGCTGTTTCTTGATCCGCGCACTCTGGATTGTCACGCGCCAACTCCTGAACAGCGCGACCCTCTTTCATAAGCTCGTCCCACATATCTTTATAACTTACTCCATCGAAAGAAAAATCATCTCCGATTATTGTAAATGTACCAAAAGACCCGCGGCCTTTTTCCTGACGAAAATCGCCAAGTCCAATAAACCGTCCGGCATTTTGCACAAGAGAAGATATAGAGTGAGTGCTAAAATTAGGTGTAGCGAACCTGATTTCTACTTCGGCACACCAGTTAGGAAGATAGGCGCGAGTACGCATATCCGGTGTCCGGTTCATATCCGCGGATCTGACTACGTCAATCTTCAGATACGGCTTGCCCCAGATATTTATATTTGTCTGTGGCAAGAAGATAAGCCGGTTAACATTGGTTTTGTTTACACCAGCCGTTTCAAGCGCAGCCGTAGCCATCGCACCCTTTACGCCAGCCGCTGGGAAACACAATAGCGTGTCACCTTTGGCTTGGGTGTGCATGGAGTCGGCAAACTCCTGTTCAGGATTATGTTTGATTTCTTTCTTTTCAGCCGCTGTCTTGCGGCCCGCGCCAACGAGAAGGTCCCGTTTAGCTTTTGCCGACATACTGTTGAAGTACATCGGGGTCTGTCCAATCAAGCGGATTTTGATTTGGCCCTGCTTGATGACGGGGATGCTGATTGCATCACTTGTCTTTTTTGCTGCCATTTTTTTCTCCTTTTGGTTAATGACATAAGATTTATCCTAAATATATAAGATAACATAAGATGTCAAGCATAAAAAAACCCCCAAGGCGGGGGCAAACCAACCTTGGGGGTCCAACTACGGGATGTTTCTTATATACACCTTTAAACCCGCAGATACAAGCCCTTTTATCGCATATTATAAAGATAATTATCCAATTCGACCATCATAAATAGCCTGTTCTAACTCTTCGTCGGACATATTATCTATGTCAAGGTCCGTGAGCCGCGGTTTTACCACCCGTGGTTTAAAAGATTTTCTTTTCGGAACGGGTGGAGGTGGCGGCGGCTCGTTAACCACCTTTGTTTCTTCAATGACTTCGATGGTAAACACTCTATACTTGCATTTTCTACATTCTCGACGCCGACGAATGTTTCCGTCGTGCGGACGACTACTAAGCACAGCGGTCTCTGCGCCGCACTTAATGCACTTCACGTCTCTCTCCAATATAAAGTTTACAACAAGAGCATTGAACATCACCGTGAACATCTACAGGTGGTAGATTACATCGGCAACGCGGGCACTGGTTGTTGTCCAATAGCTGTTGCATCTTACCGGCGTATCCAAAAGGTTTGTTGGAAACATACTGAAGTTCTCTATTCTTCGGCCATGCCATCGTCTATCTCTCCTGTACCGTTGCAGTTCTCACAAACGTCCATGTACCCTTCAAGGTAACCGCCTCTTATCCAATCGACAACAGCGCGTTCATACTCTAACTCGCCCTCTCCAACACACTCTGGACATATCATCGCATAAACTCCCATCCAACAGGTAAATTTTTTTTGGGCAACGCCCTACACCTTTTAAATTACACCTTTTGTGCGCGTTTGTAAGTATCAAAAATTATTCGTAACTGACCGCTGATCGTGCGGCCCTCTGCCTTGGCAATCTTCTTGATTTCTGAGTACACCTCAATCGGAACCAGAACAGATTTCCATTTAGTCGTGTCCATCATAACTCCACATATTGTGTTTATGTAAGCGAATATATGAGATAAGTTATGTAATTGCAACAAAAAAGACCCCGCCGTAGCGGGGTCAGTTCTCTTCGGGAGGAATAAAAAAACTCACTTGGCTTCGCCCCAACTAGATCCGATCTCAACATCGCACTTGTTGGGCACCTCCAATGGTACAGCATTTTCCATAATTTTTGCAACCTCTTTTGCTTCTTCACAAGATTTCACGGAAATGGCTACTTCATCATGTATTTGAATAAGAGGTATACGCCCTGTTTCATAAATATTCACCATCGCCTGCTTGGTCATATCTGCGGCAGAGGCTTGGATCAACCGGTTCAACGCTTTGTAAGTATATGCCCGCTTCAATCGAGTGGTAGGACCGTACTCATCGACGGCATCTTTGTATGGCAGAGCCTTATTCATACCAAACGTATCGGGCTCCCACAGGTCAAACCGGCATCTACGGCCCAGTATGGAGCTTACAGCCCCTTTGCTCTTTTTACTGTTAAGGTGTTTCATTACACCGTTTTGCAGACCTTTAACAAAGGGCACCCGCTCATGGTATTGCTTGATTAGACCCCGTGCCTCTTCCACTTCGATATCTAACTGATCTGCTAGCTTGTTGACGCCCATGCCATACATCATGCCAAGGTTGATAGTCTTGGCCTGTTTACGTTTGATGCCCGCCATTTCTGCTACCATCGTATGAAAGTCCATGTCGGGATCGTTGCGGTAGCCGTCAACAAAGTCCTGTGCACCCTCTAACGGCACCCGTCCCCTAGAATTTCCTAAAACTTGTGCATAGTGAACCAAGATCCGTGGCTCCTGTTGCGAGAAGTCTATGGACGCCCACTGTTCTCCCTCTTCTGGTAGAAACAGACTGCGTATCATGGGTCCTAGCTCTGGATCGCGGGCCGGTATCTGTTGCAGGTTGGGGTTGGACATTGATATGCGGCCCGACACTGTCCCGCCGTCGTCAGATCTGATCTGGTTTATGTGACTATGTATACGCCCGTCAGACCGGCAGTGCTTCATAATGGTATTGATGAACGTGCCGCTGGTCTTGTTCAGGTTGCGGGCCTCGACTATGAGCTTTGGGAACTCATGCGTGTGATCAGATAGAAACTGCTTTCTAAACGAAGGTGCGCCCTTTTCTGTCTTTGGGTAGGCTATGCTGAGATGATCAAACGCTTTAGCCAGAGACTGCGCTGCCCATATCTCAACATCCATGCCCGACATATCTTTTATCTGCTTGAGCACGGCCTTTTCTCTTTTGAGCAAATTATCTTTGGTGCGTTCCACCTTGTCCTGATCTACGCGGACGCCCTTCCATGTCATGTCTATCAAGCATGGCAACAAGGCTAGTTCCAGATTAGCTATAGACCACAAATCCTCTCTGCCTATCTCTACAGACAGATAGTTCCATAAGTCTAAGGTAAGCTCCGCGTCACCTTGTGCGTAGGGCCCGACATACATAGCGGGCATCTTCCACATCTCCGACTTGGCATCCAGCCCAAAGCTGACTGCCGCTTCTCTTAGTTCTTTCTCTGTCTTTGTTTTTTTAAGATAGTCGTAAGCTATGTTGTTGAGACTGTAACTGAATCTGTTCTCATCAAGCAGGGATACTATGAGCATGGTGTCGATTATGCGGCCCTTGATGGTAAAGCCCATGCGCCTGATCCAGCCCGCATCGTATTGTGCGTTGTGCATGATCTTGTCGGCAGGACACTCAAAGACTTTCTTTAGCCATTTATTGACAATGCGCTCATCCAGATTGCCGCCGTTCTCGTGACGTATGGGGATGTAACCCCTCCAGCCGTCAACCGCTATTGCATAGCCCACAACCTCGCCGTCACCCGTGGGCCATCCCGGTCCATTGGACTTGAGGTTAGGGTCTTTTGTCTCAACGTCGACGGCTATCTGCTTGGCATCAAATATGTCAGGTAGCTCTGCCGGTGGCACCCACTCTGAAACGGGTACGCTCTTATGAATGGTCAAACTCATTAGTCCTCGCCTCCCAAAGCACCATAGCCGCATATGTCTATCCAGCTATCCTCGTGTTCCGGCGTCACTATAAGACGTGCCAGCTTGACGGCAACCATGCACTGGTAAACCTGAGACACAGATACGTCCTTGTCCAACAGGACAGACCACATCTTGGCAATGCGCTCATGGTTGTCATGTGCATCGCCGTAATCCTTGGCCCGTGGTCCGTTGACTAGTCTCTCTGCCTCCTTGAGTATTTCTTCGCGTTTCATATTAGATCATAACTTTTTGCTAAGTCCTGCGGCTCCACAAGATACAGGTTTTCCTTGGCACGGGTAACCCCCACATAAAATACGCGGTGCGTGTCGTCAGGGTCTTTTCTAAACGCTTCTTCTGATGCTGTTGACAGGTCCGTGAATAGCACGACATTATCCGCCTCGCCGCCCTTTGACCCGTGGATCGTGGACACCTTAATGCGGGGCTCTGCATTGAACTTTTCTCCGCGGCGCAGTAACGCTGTTATGTACGCCCGTTCTGCTGACGGTAGATTGTCCATCGCCTCATGCCAGATGCAGTCACGGATGTCAGACTCCAGCCAAGCTGTACCCACTATGTGTACCAACTCCATGAGCCCGTGGTCCGCGATTAGCTGGTCAAGCGTCACCATGTCTTCGTCACCAAGTGCGGGCAGCTTTTTAAAGCCGCGCTTCAACCTGTCTTTGGTGGACATATAGCTGTAGATAGTACGAGCCACTGCACCGGTTACCTCACGGCCTTTGCGTAGTTGCTCCCAGCCGTTGACGGCCTCGCTTACCTTTTCGGATATGGACCGTGTTCCGCGGTAGTCAAACAGGTAGCCGTCTGTCTTGAGCTCTGTTGCTACGGGGGCCAGCATGTAACCGGCTTGCGCCAGTATCAGCCAAGTGCCTTCGCTCATGTCCAACTCGTTCACAGCGTATATGTTACGAACAGTGCCCATGAAGTCTCTGGCTTTGTAAGTTTTAGGGTAACGACGGTGTATCCGGCTGGCTACCTTGCGAGCTAGGAAGTGAACGGCTTTGGGTATGCGGTAGGACTGTGACAGGGTTTCGGATGCGCCCTCAAGATTGATAAACTGATCAACGTCCGCACCCGCCCAGCGGTAGATAGCCTGATCGTCGTCACCCGCGCAATACATACGGTCTGACTTGGCATCCAGTGCGTGAGCTATGTCCCACTGCAAAGCAGACAGATCCTGCGCTTCATCCAGAAACGTCAAGGCAAAGCGTGGGCAGTAGTGCTCTGCGCCTTGTGCAAACTGCTCCAACATATCGGTAAAGTCGTACACCTCGTTCTGCTTTTTATATTCAAGCAGGGACTTGGCGACATAGCTTACAGTGTTCCAAGACTCTTCGATGTCTGTCTCGTTATATTGATCCCGCAAGTCTACCTTGCGAAGCCGCGCCAGATTGATGACGCCCAGTATGGGGTCATTAGCTTTTACTATACTGGGGATGTCGTCGTTGTAATCTATGCGCTTGTCTGTCGATAGCTCAAAGCCCATGATCAGGCTAAGTTCTTTGTAATGCTCTTTTTGCATGACTTGGTCTGTGCGTATGTCGCTCATGGCAAGAGACATACTATGCAGGGTGCGAAAGAAGGGTAGCTCCTTCGGGTCTAGGTTGAACTTTGCCGCCGCCCTGTCCCGCGCTTCTTCTGCGGCTTTGCGGGTAAACGAGAAGAACCCTATCTGATTTGGCAGTACGCCTGCACCAAGAGCCTTCTCCACCTGATTTATCAGGGTGGTTGTCTTGCCTGTTCCGGGCGGTCCGAAGTACCTAAACATTAGAAAGGCACCTCCGTTGTTTCAAAATCTTTTAACGTAATGTCTACATCTGCATTGTCGAAAGCGGGCACGGACCAAACGCGGATTGTCCTACCCTTAATTCTTATAACAGTGCTTTCCCCGTTAATATCCCGAAGCCGTTGCGCTATGCGGTGTGATTTGTATTCAAAAAACTTATTCTTCTTCAAGAAGCTTTCAAAATCTCTCAACCGAAAATATGTCACACCAGACTCTTCGTCTGTCCACGGCTTGCGAAGCAAAATTTCCTCTTTATCTTTTGCTTGCTGTAAGTGACGGCAAAACTCTTCCAAGTAATCGTAGAACTGTCCGCTGACACTTGCGTCCTCTGATACCTCCATGATGGCAGACTCGTTGTCCCGCATCTCTGTCATCATCGCAGAGATGCGCCCCTCCCAGACTACCTTGCTGACGGTACGAGGCATGAAGCTGAGTTGCTCCATGCAGGCTTTTTGAAAGGTGGGCTGATTTAACAAAGCGTCAGTATCTAGCTCCAACGGTTCGCCGTTTACATCCATAAACCACACGGGCGGGTTAGAGTTGTACTTTCTAAGATTTGCAACGATGGCCCCTTGAACCGCAGCACCTATGCCGTGCTTACGAGTCATGCATAGCTCTTTGTTACAATGTGAAACAATAGGTGAGTCACTGCAACGGTAAGCGTAATCCTTCTTTTCAAGCTGTTTGGCTATAATGTTGATCTCATTCAACGGCAAGGGTGGCGACAGAAACTCGTTGTTATACCGCAACAGTTCTGTGTCCCAGCTATCTGGAAACGCTTTGCGAAGATACACACCTAAATTAAACAAACCGTTGTTTCTAGCTCCCTCGGGTATTCCCTGTTGACAAAGGGCCTGTAAGCAAGGCGGCCCGTCTTTGAGTGGTAGATCCGGGTCTTCCTCTACTTTTAGAGCCAAGACCTGTTCGTGGGTCTGCACGTTTTCATCGTACAGTTCAAAAAACTCTTCTATTGTCGCGGCTGTGCCGTCTTGTTTGAATGCATACCGTAGGCCGTTCTCGTGATCAAAATACGGCGTATTTAAAAAATTACCCACATCGCCCCGTTCGAGATGTAAGACAATCTGCTTTGGAAATATTTCACAAGATCCGTAGCCCAAGGACACTGCCAATCTTTTCAGGGTGTCCTGCATGTCTTTTGCCGGGATAAACGTTTGC